AACGTCCGCTTGTTCCTTGGCGATTGCACCAATCGCGGCGATATCGGCGGGCGTAAGATCGATGTTCTTTTGCCGGGCTTGGGCAAGCAATTCGTTTTCAATGCGCAGTCGGTTCACTTCGTCGGCACTCTTGCCGATCATCGCACGTTCCTGTTCAAGCGCAATCATGCGTTCGGCGGCACCCTTGGTCACACCGTCCATGAACACATCATGTGCATTGGTTTGCGACTGATCGGCAAATTCCTTTGCTTTGCCTTCGAACTGCGCACGCATCGCGGCATCAACCACCAAACCTTTCGACTTGGCATCATTCAACAACTTTTGCATTTCAGTTTGATAAGCGAGTTGGTGACCAACCAAACCGATCAATTCGGCTTGCTGTTTCAACCCGGCAATATCAGCGTCCGCACCCTTTAGCACATCACGCAATGCAATAGCTTGATCGGCTGCGAACTTGGCTTTGCCATACGCGGCGGCAAGTTCATCGATCTTTTTACGCATACCATCGGTTAGCGCGATCCCCTTGGTTTCAGCTTCATTCAACAGCTTGGTCTTTTGCTCCAATGTAGCAGCGGCTTCCGCACTCAATTGGACGGCATTAGCGCGCGCCTTTTGCGTGGCAATATCGTTTTCCGCACCGGTTACGATATCTTCAAACTTGGCGGCATCACTTTTCGGACCCTTGGCACCTTTCGGCCCCTTTGCCGCGTCACCGGCTGCATCCTTGATCAGCTTTGCACGATTAGCGCGCGCACGTTTACCAACATCGGCAAAGAAACTGTCAATCGCCGCGTCACTATCTTTCTTGCCCTTGGCGAAGCCTTGCGCCAACGCACTACCGGCTTTTTCAGCCGATCCGACAAAAGGGTTATCCAACCGCCCCATCGACACATTGCCAAGCTGACCAATTTGCATGAACGAAGGCAAAATGCTGTTAGCTTGTTTTGCCAACCAATTGATGCCGTCAATCGCCCTTTGAACCATCGCTTCAATGAACTTGATCGTATTGTTGGCGGCACTGATCACAAGATCACCAATAGCGGCGGGCAAGATCGACCACGCCGCTTTGATCGCATAGACACCACCGACGAAACCGCCAACGATGCCTTTGATTGCAATCGTGCCATACTTCACGATGAAATCCATCGTGTTGTTCCAAGCATCTTTCAACCACTTCAACGGACCATCGAACGCCTTGGTCAAGCGTTCGCCAATCACTTCAAAAAATGCTTTGAACGTATCGCCAACCGTTACAGCGGTATCGACACCGGCTTTCTTGACGCGTTCCAATTGCTTTTCGGTAAGACCAAGCCCGGACGCCACGTCACCAACGCCTTTGTTGATTTCACGTGTGCCAATGGCGAACGCCCCGGCAACCACCGCGACCGCTGCGGCGATGGCAAGGATGATCGGCAAGATCGGTGCCAGCGCCGTCCAAATGGTGACACCCAACGCACGGAACACCGCACCAAGCGTCGTTCCGGTGGCAATTGCCTTTTCTTGCAAAATGTCGAATAGCTGCGGACCCTGTTGGATCGCAATCATCAACGGGTTCATGCCCATTGCCGCCGTCACACCAATATCGGCGAATTGACGACTAAACCCAAGACCTTCACGTGCGGTGAACTTCAACGACTTGCCGACGTTCTCAACACCGTTCGACGCTTCACGCATTTTCATAATGTTGTTATTGATGGCAAGAAAGTTGCTGTTCATCTTGCCGGTCAGAATGTCATAACCTTCCGCAACGCGGAACACCGGCTTGGACGCGGCGGTTGCAGCGTTGCCAACACTATTGAAACCACGCGCGGCATTGGTTGCAGCGGCACCGGTATTGTTGAAAGCGTTGTTGACCTTTTCGGTTGCCGTTTCCGCTTTGGTTGCCGCAGGAACCAACGCTTCCAACGATACCTTACCATCTTTAAGACCGGTGGTATCAACAGCGAAACCAAGTTGTGCGATATCGGCCATCTAGCCCCCCTTAGCGTCGCCGTCCCGGTTTCGGCGCATTGGCTTCCGCCTCCGCTTTCTGCCGTGCCCGATAGTCGGCAAGCTCCACGTTCATTTCGGCGCAATAGGCACCGTCCATCGCCCGCAGAATAGCATATTCGTGCGCATAGACAATGTTGCCGGTAGCGGCCCGCCACGCAATGTATTCGGTCGGCGGGAACGGTTCGCAAATGCCATTTCGGACGCGCCGCAAGCTGTCCGATAGATCAAAATACCATTCCCAAAGATATAAACCCGATTGAGGCACAATCAGGGGCGGTGATGGTTCTCCAAACTGATCATTGCGTTCGCGCCGGGTTTGTCCCTTTTCATCGGGTGTCAAATACCGGACGCGAACGCGGATCGCCTCTATTAGTTCGGCTTGGAGTTGCTGAAAAAAGCTTTGGTGTCGCCGACCGCTTCGTTGACCTGATCGGCAAACCACGGAAGCGCGTTGAACACGGTGATCACGCTGCGCCGGTCGAATGCCGGGATATCATCGCCGAACGTCGCTTGCGCATCGGGATCATACCCCTTGTCACCACTCTTGCCGGTCGGGTTATACCATTCCCAACCGATCATCGCAGTGAACAGAATGTTGTTGCGGTTTTCTTCGATTTCTTCCGCCTTGAAAACCTTGCCGCGCTGTTCCAAGCGCAAGCGTTCGTCGGTGATCCGACGCTTGACTTTCTGCATACGGTCGTCATCGATTGACATGACGTTGACCCGGACGCCAATCGGTTCGCCGGTGGCAGGGTTGTTGATTTCGATGATGCGATCACCGCTTTTGATTTGTGAAAGATCGGCCATTGTTGGTCATTCCCTGAATAAAAAGAAAGGGGCGGCAACAATGCGCCGCCCCTTCCAATTTTGTCAACCCGGTCAGATTTACGCGATGACCGCCGCCGTCGCCGGGCTGAACCCGAACGCGCTGCCCGCGTTGTTCGTACCGGTGACACGCACGGTGATGACCTTGCCGATCTTGGTCGTGTCGGGAACATAGGTGTTCGCGGTCGCGCCGTCGATCATCACGCCACCGGCGAACCATTGATAGGTCCGAACAATGGTCGCATCGCCGGTGAACGTGCCGGTGTTCGACGTAAGGACTTGGTTGACTTGCGCGGTGCCGGTGATCGCCGGTGCGACGGTCAGAACAGGCGGATTGCCCGCGCCGGTCGGATTGACCGTGATTTGACGCTGTTGAAGTGCCAGCGTGAAAACTTCAAGGTCGAAATCTTCATTCCGTCCCATCGGTTCCTTTGGTCCGGCGACAAGCCCGCGATTATAGCGAACGGTGCCGGTGGTGCCGCCCGGCACCACGTCGTTCTTCACGATCTTGAATGCATAGCTGAAATTGGTCAGTGCGATGGCTTGCAAGATGATTTGCCCGGCATCCAACGGATCGCGCGCCAATTCGATTTCCGGCGATCCGGCATCGGTCATGCCCTTCGCCTTTTGGACCACATCGCTATCCCATGTGTCATAGGTCAGGATATTGGTCGAATTGCCGACTTCGCCATGCGAACCGACGCCCTTGACTTGAACCCAAGTCAGGGCTTCGAACTGCGCTTGAGAAAGGTCGGTCGGCTGCGGCGTGGCGCAGACGTAAAGCTTGCCCCCGGAATTGGTGTTGAAGTGGGCGACCGGAAAGGCCGCGACGGTGGAAGCCAAGAGGATTGAGCGACGGCGCATGGCGATACCTTTCATCGACGGAAACACGTGTAACGGATCGACGCAGGATAGAGATTTTCAGCCCCCATTTCCAGCACGCCGCCGCTATCGGGGTTGTCATAAATTTGAACGTCTTGCAATAGTGTGCCCTTTGTAAAGGGTGACGTGATTTGGCTCAATAGCTGCATCGGTTCATAGGCACCGGCGTCGTTATTCGGCCAATGCAATACCAATCGCAGCGTTCCGCGATAGTTCTTTTCATCGCCCCAATAATCACCACTGCGGTTGTTCGGCAACCAAACAACTTCAAGCCATTTTTGGTCGTTGGGGATTTCGAACGTGCCACCCGTCGTGGTTCGTGCGACATACTTGACCGGTAGTGTCGGCACGTCACACGCTTCAACCGCTGCGATGGTCGCGGTTTGCAGAATTTGCAGGATCGCCCAATCATGCATTTCACTCATTTCTTAATCCTTTGCCTCATATCATCGGTATTGAACGCGACGATCCGCCCCCAATTCTGCAATGATCCTTCAAGGAACCCATCATAAAGTTCGCGGTATCGCGCATAATTGGCGGTCCACCCAAAATGGAACGTCACGCCAATCTGCATATTGCCAAGCGTCACTTGCACGGTGTTCGGGTTAAACTCATACGATCCCGGTGCCGTCAATTCGCCCCGCGTTGGTCCGCTTGGCATTCCGTTCAACGATGATTGCCCGGACGCGCGAAGAAAGCCGGTATCAACGCGCATTCGTCCACCTTTGCCGACCGGCTGTTGCGCGTTCAACACCACGTCTTGAATGCTCGCACGCATCAACGCGATCATTCGCTTTTCGGACGTGGTTACGAAATCTTCGATATCCGCTTGGAAATGTCCGTATGCGCGCCTAAACCCTGTCATGGTCATCCACCTGAAAAACAATTTGACATAGTGGTCAAATTACGTCACCGCGTGATCATGACCAGCTTCATCACTTCCATGCAACGGCAAGAGATTGAACGCATTGAAAATGCGCTTGGTGATCCTGCCAGTTACATGCCGGTTCCCGGTGATAAAGCCGATTTGATCAAGTGGGCGATCTTATCGGGCAATGAACCGGTTGCCGTTCACGCCATGTCCTTCGTTGACTTGGTGAACCTGTATCATGGACAGGGGGGGGTGCAAAGCACCGATGCGCCGACGCCAAGTGCGGACGCCATACAACGCGCCACCGCACGCGCGGTGATCGAAACAATGTCCATATTGAGCGGCGGGACGATCACGGAAGGCGCAATTCGTGCGCTGGCATTTGATGAAATGCAAAAGTTCGTTGACGCGTTGCCGCCGCGTCGCGTGGAAATTATCGCACCGACCGGGATCGTCATGCTTGAAGGCATGATGCATTATCGCACCGAAATCGTCATCAAGACGGTATCGTTGGCACACGCGACCATGTTGGTCGGACCAGCCGGTTGCGGTAAGACGACCATCGGCGAACACGTCGCATTAGCGTTGTCGTTGCCGTTCAAGATCACCAATACGATCAACGACACACACGAATTGATCGGTTTCGTGGATGGTCTTGGCAAATATCACGGCACCCCATTCCGCAGCGCATTCGAATACGGTGGCGTTTGGATTGCCGATGAAATCGACGCATGGGATGCCAGCGCCCTACTTGCGGCGAACAGCGCACTTGCCAACGGTTATTGCACGTTCCCAGATCGCGAAGAACCGGTGATGCGTCATCCCAACTTCCGTATGATCGCGACCGCCAACACGTTCGGGACGGGCGCGGATCGCGTCTATGTCGGGCGCAATGAGTTGGACGCGGCATCGTTGGATCGGTTCGCCACGATCAACGTCGATTATGACACATCGCTTGAACGCATGTTCGCCGGGAACCACACGCGTTGGCTTGATCGTGTGTGGTCGGTGCGTAAGAGCGTCAACGACAAGAAAATTCGCCACGTCGTGTCAAGTCGGGCGATCAGCATGGGCGCGGCTGCGCTGTCCATCGGGATCGAATGGAAAGACGTGGAAGAAATTTACCTATTCAAAGGAATGTCGGAACGTGACCGGGAAAAGATCAATGACTAGCGAGCGCGTGCCATTCCGATTATTGCACACACCATGTTGCGGCACACTGTTATGTTGGGTGAACCCGCGATTGCCAACATATTGCCCGGAATGTGGCACCCGTATTTATCCTGAAATTCGATCATGCGTCACCGCAAGCGATGACAACGCGATATTAAAAACAACGCTTGACGATCATCGCAACGACCGTTAGAACGACCATCACACCAATCGGAGTGATGACCATGGCACGCCCGCCCGTAATTCAGTTG